GCTAGCCAAATACTCAGTCTCAATCCGAGACATGTCTTTGACAGTTGGCGTTGAAGTCAGGATGATCTTTCGCCGACTGAAAGTGGATGCACGACGTTCAGCCAATGCACAAGGGTCTCCCTCGCCTTCAACGTCGGATGGGAAAGCATCCACCTCATCCAGCAATACCCACCGGCAAGGAGCAGAGCGAAGACCAGTAGCGCTGTTTGCACCAGTAAGAAGCAGGATCCCCCCTGGGAACTCCTTGCTGAACATTGTGTTCCCACTATCCCGACTCCTGGCTGGCGCGATCTTATCCGCAAGGCATGGCGTTTCATGAATCAATGAATCCAAGCGTTGCTTGCTGAGACGCTTGGCCATCTCAATCGTTGGTTGCACAAATAACGCCGGGCCAGGCGCGTGGGCAATCATGTACCCCACCACGTTGTTGATTGCCTCGGTCTTGCCCAACTGCGCACCAGCCATGAAGACCACCTTCTGCGTGGTGTTGTTGGCGGACATGCAGTCCATGATTTCCCGCAGGTAAGGCGTGCGATCGGTACGCCACGGCCCAGGCTCTGCTGATGCCTTGTTGGACAACATCCTGTACAAATCCGACCATTCACTGACCGTCAGGTCAGGGTCAGGCTTCAAGCCATTCAGGAACGCCTGTTTGTAGATCTGAGCACCATCACGCATCGGTCAACCTCTCCAGTGCTTTGCGGATCTCTTCGCTGAGATTCTTGTGGATGATTACCGGGTCACTCTCGGCAGCCAGTTGGTTGGATACCCGGTCTGGGATGGTGTTCAACGCATCACGGACGCTGCGGGCCACCGTAAACGCTTCGCGCTCCACGCGGCTGGCTTCCACCAACTGTTCCTCCTTTGTCTCAAGTTCAAGCCGTGCCAACTCGGCGCGAAAATGCTCAGACTTGGCCTTGCTTTCGTTGAACGTTGGGATGTCCAGCGCAGATGTAGCAAGCCGGTCAGGTGAGATCGATGTGCTGGGGTTGGCGTTCTTGTAGGCGTCCACAGCCTTCTCTTCATCCCAAAGGATGCGGTTGCGCTGAACCGTGAAACATCCTGCAAAACGCCCTTCTGTCTTGAGCTGAGAGATGCGGCCAATGGTGATCCCAAGGGTTTGGGACAGCTCTTTAGTCGTAACAGGCTCCATGTGGGCAATTTAGCCTGCTTTTACGGCAAATAAGGCCAAATAGGTGTTTTCGGGCATATAATGGTCAGCTTTGGATTTCTTGGTCTTAAATGAGTCTCAATTGCGTCTCTTGTTGAGACTCATGCGCGCCTGACGCTAGCGTTGTAAGGCGGTTCGAAATTACCTGCACGCCACTTGTCAGTAAGGACCCGCAATTGCGTCTCGATAGCATTGCAATTGATTCTCAATATAAAGGCACAAAAAAATACCCCACCAATAGGCGGAGTAGGTTGTGCAAGCAGCGAGACTGTTAGGCTCAGGCTTCTACTTGGTCCTCGATGTGATTGATCAGGATTCCCAGCATTTGCTCGATCGCGTACCAGTGGCCAAGAGAAAGATCGGACATCACATCTTCTGATGCTTCAGCGCCGAAGTCGCTTCTGTACTGGTCAACGTAGGAGGCCCTGCTGGGGCAGTCTGCATACCAGGTAAAGAGCTGGTGGTGTGACACGACGTTCAGATTGTCCGCCGTGTCCCCCGTGTGCTCCCTGGCTTCCTCTGCGTAGGCGTATTGGCTGAGGTCTTCCGCCAGCCTCTTAACGGTTGAATACCGCCAATCATTGGGGTGCTCGTCCTGGTGACAAGCGAACAGGGCCTGGCGCATCCAATCTGGGGCGTCTTCGTGAAGTGCGAAGAATTGTGACCCGTCTGCCCTGGTGCTCTGCTTGAGGTTGAGATCGAGCAGGCGCGAAAGATGTTGGAACATTTTGAAACATTCGATGGGATAAAACGGGACCTCTCCCGCTGAAACAAGAATAACCCCACACCATGGAGAGTGTGGGGGATTGTCACAATTCGTAACCTAAGCGCCGAAGGCGAGGAGCACGGCTAGCACGCCAACCAGGGACCAAAGTACGAGCTGACGCTCTTGGAGCTGATTGATGATGTCTGCTTGGCTGTCGATAATTTCACACGAAGCGGAAACAATCTCGGCCTTGGTGTTCTTTTCGGTGATGTTCATTTGATTAGATTTAGGGCCGCAAGTTGCGACTTGAAATAATTATATCAAGTTGGAGGCACAAGCGGGGACAATTGTTGTATTTTGAAATATAAATATTTGTTATGCTTTTAATCAGTTTATTTAATATTAAGAAATGTTGATTAGGGGCAGTAGTACACGCAAACTCCCCGTTTGTCTGTACTATGGCCCAAGTGTACTAGCGTGTATTTGTACTACAGATAGTACATGCATCTAAGGCAAAACCCTTAAACCGCCTTTAAACCGGTACCCCGCAAGAACTAGGCACTCCTTAAACCGAACCCTTGCAGGAACTGCGGCCCTTAAACCGATACCTCGCAAGAACTGAGTCACAAAATAATTCGCTGAAAAAATCGTTTTGGAAATTCAGTCTCAGCAATCTGCCGGCCAATATCAAAGAATTTGAACTTACCCGTGTTTGTAGGCGTGGGAATCTCGGTCATCACCCTGCTCAGCTCACGCCCTTTCAACCTGAAAATGCCTGGCTTGGTGTTGCGCAGCCTCTTCTCATCAACCATTGTTTGGTTGAAATACACATAGTTCACACCGCCCTTGCCCTGCCAGCTGCCCCCACCAGCGGAGCTTGAGTTCTCCAACGCAGCAATAATCTGCGTGAACTGACCGGGGGACATGTTGCCGTATTGATTTAACCTGACATTCTTGGACCCGATTGCGGGAACCATTACGCGGTTAGGCGCCAAGATCGGTGCATTGCCACCAGATTCATCAGGGTCTGCCATATTTCCAAGCTTCTTAGCAAAGCGCGTTCTGTACGCCAAACCACCGTTGATTTGTGAATTCAAATAGCGGGATGGTGCGTTACCTTTTGGCACGTCATCACGGATAAAAATTGTGGCCTGCAATTGCTGCTGGTCACCTGAAGCTTTCTTGTACAACGTGCTGTTAACCGTGAGCGGCACAGGACGATCAAAAACTTCCATGGTGGTTTTCTTCATGTGTTCACGAATGGCAAACGCAGTTTCGTTTAGCGCCATCTCAGCAGCCTTTGGAATGACAAGCTTTTGCAGGTCATTCAGTTTGCCAATCATTTGTTCTGGATTGAACTCAATTGCAAACTCAGCCATCTGGCGCGTAGCTCAATATTTCTTAGGCTAAGGCCGACACCATTACGACTCTTGGAGCCGTGAGCAAGCGCGAGTGGAATACGCCGGTGCGGGAACCGTGGAACCCGTTGATCAAGGAATGCCTGAATGCCGTGGACCGTCACGTGGCGTTTCACCTCGCTACTGGCGACCAGAAGCACCTCAGCCAAGCGGCAACGCTCCGGGGGTACGTGCGTGAGCTGAAGGACTGGATCGGCCAGGAGGAGGCCGTCTAGGCCCTTTCCAACCTCCAACCATGCCTACCTTTCCCTTAGGAGGCACCCACACCCCCCTGTACGTACCCCCTATACCCCTACTACTACTTACTACTACTACTTATATATATAGGTTAGATGGTTAGAAAGGATAGAAAACGCCTTTGCACGACTGGCTTTTTGGCTTGCCAACCTGCTTTACCGAGGTTGGAAGAAAACCCATTTCTGGCAGCCATCGACCGTGGTGCGTTTTTTGGCGTAACCGAGGTCGCGGAGGATGCTGCCGACCTGCATCTGGTCTGAACGGGTTTGACGCTCGATCGGTTTCTGGATTGCTTCGGCCAGGAGAAGGCCGGTCGTGATGGTTTTGGCGCGGTTGTGGGGTGCGCGTAGCCAGGCATCAATGGGGGCAACCCAAGGAGACTCGACGAGGTATGAAGTGTTCTCGTTTTGGACCTGTACCTCCTGGCTGGTCGTCAGGATTGAGGTCTCTCCGGCCCTGTAGGCGGCCATGGCCGCGGCCCAGATGGAATCGCGCTCAATCATGAGGTTGGGCACGTCTATGGGCCTCTGAAGCGTGCATGTGACGGGTATGACCCAGAAGCGGCGGTTGCCAGTGTCATCGACGAGGAAACCGTTGTCGCGGTTGGTTGAACCAACGATGATTCCGCGACGCGGAAAAGCTTCAGTAGCCTTGCCATAGGGCACGCGAAACTTATCGGTGGATTGAGAGAGAAAACTTTTAATTTCACCAGCATGTTGTTTGCCTACAATGTGATCAATTTCGGCCCACTCCATAATCCATGAGCTATGCAAAACCATTAAATCATCTTTCGACTTAATGCTTCTTAGCGCATCGGAAAAGAAAGGTCCGCCGATAGCAGACCAAAATGATGACTTGCGGGCACCTTGATCGCCCATGAGCACGCATGCGTGGTCGTGTTTGCAGCCGGGCTCAAAAATACGTCGAACAGCTGCAATTAGCGTCCGCTTGATCATGTGGTCGTAAAGAGTGGGTTCCCTTAAAGTGCCATCTTCTGTCCGCAAATAAGTGGATGCGATGCGATCAATGCAAGTTGGAGGTACTTGCGCTTCAACGTGCTCAAGGTATAACCGAACAGGATCATATGAGTGCTCATGAGCAACTTTTACAACGCAATCTAGGGCAACTTCTTTTCCAACTTTCCATCCCTTTTCCGATAATTCAAGATAAAAATGCTCAATATTTTTGGCCACCTTACCCTGTATTTCAATCTGCTGGGTAAAAATGTTGTAACGAAATTTTGATTCATCGGTCCCTTGTGGCCGCAGGATGTCTAAGAGTTTGTTGGCCTCCAGCTTTTCAACTTTGTATTCGTCGTCGTCTTTGTCTTTTTTGGCTAATTTGGTGTCGGATGAAAGGATCCCTGGCTCAGTTGGCTTTGTCCGGCTGAGCTTTTCTTTTGCCCGCCAGCCGTCTTGCTTAGCCATGTTGCAAAGCGCCTTGATGCTGTAGCCATCGCCCGGTTCAAAGGTGCGCCACTTTTCGTCGCACGATCCTGGCTCGTATTTGGCAGATTGAGCAGACCATCGGTCCCAGTCGGTGAGTAGAGAGTTATCGCCAACGGATTGAAGAGCCATTCCAACGGCTATCCATTCGTCGTAATCGGAGGCTCGTGATGGGTTAAGCGCATCAAGCCAGATACGTGCCCATTCGCTATCGGTGCGTTCCTTCCTGCGGGGAGCTGGTGGGATCAGCGGTTGCACTGGTTCTGGCGCCTTTTGGAGCATTTGCTCGATCAATGCAACTGGCGCTTCAGCCAATGGCAGGTCAGCAGGTGCTCGACCTTTAAGCCAGCGGTAGCCGCCGGTCATTGGATGGCTACCTGCTACGACGGATTGGCAACCGGTCCAGCGAAGTTCAAGCTGCTCGACGTTGCCGTCTTCGTCGTACTTACCAGACTTAATCTTGCGTGTCTTGATCTGGTCCCAATATTGGACTGGGACTTTGTAGATGATTTGAAAGCGGCCATTACGGCCCGAGGTGACGGCCCAAGATTTGGGTAAATCACGGCTTGGAGCACCGATTGATTCAAGTACTTCACCAGCCGAGATGCCGTCATGATCGACAAAGAGAAGGCCGCCGGATTGGGGGCCTGCTATGACACCAATGGCGTGGGCACGTCCAGCTTTGATCTCAGTTGTGAGCTGATCTTGGTTAAGCGGATTGTCCTGCCATTTGGCTTGGTATGGACGTTTGCTGTGGCCGACTGCAACGTAACCCCACTCGGACGGCAGGGTGTGCAGTTGTTCGATAAGGCTCATGGTTTGATGATTTCTACGTTGAAGCCGAGCATTTGCAGCTCTGCGTGGCGGTATGCCTGGATGGATGAGACGCGACCGTCTGCGGCTTTGACTTCGACAAGCCTTAGCTCATCTGGTTTTAACAGCATCAGATCCGGCCAGCCGGGTTTGTTGCATTGGATAACTTTCAAGACGTACCAGCCATCAGCTTCGTACTGCTTGATCAGCTTCTTTTGAAAGGATGCCTCGGTCTGCCGCATAGTGCGCAGTGGT